ATATTTAATATCATGATGAGGAGATTCATATACATGTATATGTAGTTTTTTCAAATTATATTTTATAATATAACTATCCCATAAATGATGTAAATTACCAAAGTCATAGTCATCCATAATTAATATGGTTCGTTGTTTAGATAATCTATAGGAATGAACAATATCGCTAGTAGCAACTTCTGTGGAATGTCCTCCATCTATATGTATTACGTCATATGTATCATTCACCTTCTCTAATGTTTGTGTGCTATCCCCAATTGTTATATGTAGTCTATCGCCAAAGGTTTCTTTCAGTTGTTCATAACAAGGCATGGTATATGTATGCTCGCCTAAATCAAAGCAAGATATACAAATAGTTGGATTCGTTAAAAGCATCAACAATGCTGAAAACCCAGAATTAAACCCAATTTCCATTACCTTTTTTATATTTTTATTTAACACCATATTACTTATATTTTTTGTTTTATTTAAAAATAAATCTGTATAATGAATTGTATGGTGCAACATAAAAATATTTCCTTCTAATAATTCACCACAATTAATAATAATTGGTATTAAATACGTATCAATATAAAATTTTGCTTTATTGATTGTAGTATGGATAGTAAAATCTTTTAGTTGATTCAAAAAAACATTCATATTCACTATTTTATGTTCATATATCCCCGGTCCGCCAGGAAAATGATGTATCACTTTATTACTATGAATATTATGGTCATTATTCACAACAAGTGCTTTTAAAATCTTATTATTAAACAAATTGTATTTAAAAGCATTGTATACAATATAGGGTTGGTCATAAAAACTAAAAGCATAAGGTCTTTGAATCATATCTTCAATTATTTTATTAAATAAATCTTTTATTTTTTCACAATGATTAAATAATAATATTCCGCTTGTAAATGCAGATTTATCGGCATACTGTTCATTTCCAAATAGTGTTTTCCCCCAAAAATCATTATCACTATCAATTACCCCTTCTTCTAGCACATATAACAGGTCTTCTGTACATACATCAAACACCTTATTGATTGTATCTTTAACTAAAATATCCGTATCTAAATAAAGTATTTTATTGTACTTGTTTACAGGTAAATGAAATAAATCTAATCTTGCCTTACAGGCTTTATCAATGTTATCGTAGGTATCGTTGATTTCAAACTTTATAGTATCATTCCATAGATGACTTTGTTTTATCTTGTTCATAAAGGCCGTAGATGTATACACTAGTATATGTGTATGTTCATCTAAGTTTCCATAGATGAATATACTTTCTAACAGAAGAAAAAACATATCCACGTATTTTTCGTGATTAAATACACAACAAAAAATACAATTCATTATAGTATATATATATCATAATAAAAAAATATATTTACGGCATTAACCATTTGACAAAGATACACTTAAGAATTGATTGAGGCTATCTGCGGTAGGTTTTGCATTGTAGTCCATGATTTCTTTTCCTTTTAATAGTTTAATGGTTGGATATTCTTGAACTTGGTATTGTTTGGCAATACCCTCTTGACGGTCACAGTCTACTTCACTAAAGATAAGGCGGTATCCGTTGTAGGTTTTACCCTGCCATTGTTCTTTGAATGCATCCCATGCAGGTTTAGATTTTTTGCAGTAAGGGCACCATGTAGTGTAGAAAAAGAATATTTCTACGGTTCCTTCACCTAGGGTTGCCACTTGAAGAGGAACAGTGCGTTTGGTATAGAGAACAATCATGATGACTAACAGGAGAAATGCAACAGACACTAGTGCAATGGCTGTAGGAAATTTAATCTTTTTCCAAAAATAATAACTAGTTCCGGCTACAAGGAGTAGATAGATAAATACTAACCATACAATTGATTTCATATACGTACGGTCGTCTATATTTTTAGGGTATAAACTAATTTTTTAAACGCTAGTATGATTTTAATTTAAAGATTTCCCACTATAAAATTGGAATGTGGATATATGCAGGTAAATGGGTTCAAGTATTACGCGTACATTATACAACAGATGAGGAATATTATCGTGCGATTGTATCGTTAAAAGGTGTTTTGCGTGAACCCTCCAAGATACAAGAGATGCTTAAGTAAATATATAGGAATATACTATGAGAACACGCAGGACATTTAAAAAAACCGACCATTTAAGTGGTGACGGAATGTTGACCACGGTATGGGGGCCGAGTTTATGGCATACATTGCATACGATTAGTTTTAATTACCCTGTTCATCCAACCGAGGAAGATAAAGTAAATTATCGTAATTTTATATTGCAATTAGAATATGTATTGCCTTGTAAGTATTGTAGAATTAACTTAAAGAAGAACTTTCAAGTGGTTCCGCTAACCATGGAGGAAATGAAAGACCGAAATACTTTTTCTAGATATGTATATACTTTGCATGAACATATCAATAGCATGTTAGGTAAGAAATCTGGATTAAGTTATTGTGATGTACGGGAACGATATGAGAACTTTCGGGCGAGATGTAATGACCCTACAAAACAAATAGAGTCAGGATGTACTGAACCCTTAGTAGGTGAAAAGGCAAAATGTATATTGCTCATTGTTCCTCAAAGTAAAAAATGTGAAACATTTCAAATGGATAAATCATGTATTAAGAAGCGGTTACATACCAAACGTAGAAAAATTGCCCAACATAGGAACAGGTAATTGACTATCATCTATTGTACTATAGTTAGGAACCTTTTTACAATCAAAGGATGACTCTGGGCATCTTTGACATGCAGGACATGCTGGTGGCGCAGGACAATTGGGTTGTGAATTGTTTGGAGGAGGTACATATACGGTATTGTTAGAATTATAGGGTTCACTATTTCCCATAGGAAAGCCCGATTGAAATATTCCTTGACCTGCAACTTGTGGGGTTCCTGATTGATTTGTAGAGGCAAACCATGGAGGTTGCTGGGTTGATGGCTGGGATTGCGGGTAAGGTTGCTGGTAAGGTTGCTGGGTTGGTTGCTGTGGTGGGTAAGACGATGGATAAGAGTTAGATGTATTTTTAGATGGGTAAGAACTTGGCATACCTACAACTACAACAGGAGGCGAGTTCACGTACATAGATTGTGAAGGTTGACGAATGCGTTTTTTATGAACTTTAGGATAGGCATTATTGTCTGAATCACTATCGGTACCTGTAGTATCCGTTGTATCAGTAGTGCCGGTGGTATCAGTAGTATCCGTTGTATCAGTAGTGCCGGTGGTATCAGTAGTGCCGGTGGTATCAGTAGTGCCGGTGGTATCAGTAGTGCCGGTGGTATCAGTAGTGCCGGTGGTATCAGTAGTGCCGGTGGTATCAGTAGTGCCGGTTGTATCAGTAGTGCCGGTTGTATCAGTAGTGGTATCGGTAGTGGTATCTGTTGGGTCGGATGAATATGGGTTGATATAATTATTCTTAGCTATTTGTCCATAATTTTTTATAGTGGCTGTATATGGAGTTAATGTATTCATTTTTTTCATTTTTGTTCCTACAGGCATTCCTGTAGGCATTCCTGTATATTTTGTATTCATGGTGGCTGGTTGATTTCTGTTTCCCTGGACTGTAGGCATAGTTTGAGGTCTAGGCTGGGGTCTGGAACCTCTTGATGCCATAGATTCTACAAAGCCCTTGTTGTATTGAATGATGATGGTCATAAGGAATAAACTGAGAAGAAAGAGAAATGTATATAAATATTCCATTCTCATTATAAATAGATAAGATTAAAAAGATATAAATACATTGAAGTATAATAGATGAATGCGTGTTTTAGTTGTAGATACGGAAACTACAGGATTGCCCTATTTTAAAGATGGTCAACAGGTATGGCCCTCCATTGTTCAATGGAGTTTTGTAGTATTTGATACGGATACGGATAAGGTATTGCAACAACATGATTTTATTATCAAATCCCTAGACCCTATTTCTTCTGAAAGTATAAGTATTCATGGTATTCATCCAGAGATGAATGCTAAACTGGGGTTTGATTTTAAAGACATTCATGCTATATTTGAAATATGTGTAGACCAAAGTGTCATGATAATTGGGCATAACATTGATTTTGATATTCACGTGATTCGGTATGAATGTCAGCGACTAGGATGTATTTTTCGTATACCTCCTGTAGTGTATTGTACGATGAAAGCTTCTAAAAATATATGCTGTATTCCTAGACAGGGTTATTATAAAAATCCTAAATTAATAGAAACCTATGAATTTTTATTTAATGAAACGCCTCAAGGACTGCATAATTCTATGCAAGATGTATGGGCGTGTTTGCGTTGTTTTTGTATGTTAATGTATGAAAAAAATATAGTATTTTAGTCTTCATATACCTTATATTCTCCTCCTCTGTAATCTACAATAATAGGATGTCTTCTGTTTAGAGCATTTTTAAATGCTTCTTGATTATTTGTGAAATGATGTATTGGTTTAAACACTATCAATACATCATATAAACTACCCGACCTACATACGTACACATTCTTAACACAATTACCAAGTAATTCGGTCATCATGGCTCTATAGTAACTAGGATTGTCATTTTTGACATCATAGATCATGCAGTTGGGGATAGTCATTTATCTACCTGAATCCTATATCACTATTTCAATTTTTTTTTAATTTAAAGATGTCTATTCCTTATGCGTATGATTTTAGCATTTCAACCAACTATGCCCAGCATGATACAAGAAAATTATAAGCGGTCTGCTGAAACCATGAGTACAAATTCCGGGATTGATTTATATTATCCTGGTGAAACCAAGCTGTGCAATGAACAAACTTTTGTAGATTTTCAATTAAAAGCAGTGTTGTTACACTCCTAAGCCTTTTTATTCTTCGTTCATCCATTAGTAAAACCCCCTTCCGTCTTGCTAATTCGGTAGGTATCATTGACCAAGACTATCGTGGAAATCTTGGGGCATATCTTGACGTAATACATGCAGATGCTACCTTGTATCATGGTGTACGACTATGTCAATTGTGTGCGCCCTCGCTTGAACCCTGTAGTCTAGAAATACTACCCATGGAAGTATTCATGGAATGGTATGGAAATACTGCAAGAGGAGAACAATAATTTGGTTCTACGGGTGTATAAAAAATGTAGAAACCACTCTTAGGGTTTCGGTGGTGCTTTAATCCAACGGAATAATTCACTATGTGGGACCCTCAAGTCTCGCCCTCTTAGCCTCCCTCTTAGCCTCTTGCTGCTTGGTATAAGTGTCAATCACGACAGCAGTATTGGCAGCAATCTCAGCTTTCCTGGCGGCTTTATACTCGGTATAATCCGTAATCTTGGCATTATTCATGACGGCTCTATCAGCATCTCTAGCAGCTTTAGCAACAGCTTTAGCAGCAGCTTTAGCATCAGCTTTAGCATCAGCATCAGCTTTAGCATCTTCAGCATCAGCTTTAGCATCTTCAGCAGCTTTAGCATAAGCTTTAGCATCTTCAGCAGCTTTAGCATCAGCTTTAGCATCAGCTTTAGCATCTTCAGCAGCTTTAGCATCTTCAGCAGCTTTAGCAGCTTTAGCAATAGCTTTAGCAGCTTTAGCAACAGCTTTAGCATGATCTTTAGCAGCAGCTTTAGCAGCTTCAATCTTGGCAGCAGTCTCGGAAGCAGCTTTAGCATCTTCAATCTTGGCAGCAGTCTCGGCAGCATCTAAAAGAAGTGCCCACATGTCCGGTTTCGGTGGCTCGTTCATTGTCGCAACCTTTGCAACAATGTATAAACTAGTCGGTATACTATATGTAGAAAAAGTACTTCAATTTTTGTACAAATATAGGTGACGCCCTTAGCTCTGACGGAACGTTGCAAATTGTGCATTATCTAGGTATATACTTGAACTTAGAGCAAACATCCAAAGACGATACCTTCATTTACACCGCCGAATGTTCTTATAGCGCAAATCCATTGTGGGTCTACTATTTGTAAAAAATATAGGTATGGTACTAGCCTAGGTAGACACGACTGTGTCTTAGACCATTTTGCGAGACTACTTTGGTACAACCCAATCACTTGGTTATGGCGGAATCGTAGGCTGATCACTTCATACCATACGCGGTATCATGCAATGCAGACATAGTGTTCCATTAGGTCGACGATGCTCATTCCATGGGACAAACAGTAATGAATTGGATTGGTAGTTGCCGCACGTGATCCCGCAAGTAATCCCAGTTTATACGGACCTTCTGGCAGGTCGAGGGGAGTCGTTGAATGCCTCCTATTCTTCCCGTCAGTAACCCCTTGCATGTATGCATTGCCGTAGTCGCACATTGTAGGTATATACTATATGTATGAAAATACTTCAAATTTTTTAATTTAAAGAGTTCTATTCTTATTGATTATGCGTATGATTTTAGCATTTCAACCAACTATGCCCAGCATGATACAAGAAAATTATAAGCGGTCTGCTGAAACCATGACTACAAATTCAGGGATTGATTTATATTATCCTGGTGAAACTAAGCTGTGCAATGAACAAATTTTTGTAGATTTTCAATTAAAAGCAGTGTTGTTACACGACACTCCTAAGCCTTTTTATTTATATCCTCGTTCATCCATTAGTAAAACCCCCTTCCGTCTTGCTAATTCGGTAGGTATCATTGACCAAGACTATCGTGGAAATCTTGGAGCCTATCTTGACATAATACATCCAGACGCTACCTTGTATCATGGTGTACGACTATGTCAATTGTGTGCGCCCTCACTTGAACCCTGTAGTGTAGAAATACTACCCATGGAAGTATTCATGGAACGGTATGGAAATACTTCAAGAGGAGAACAAGGATTTGGTTCTACGGGTGTATAAAAAATGTAGATGTCATTCTAGACATGTTGCCCTAACTAGAACATACGAAGCATATAAAACTCCATAAGTGGGAATGTGTTTCCAAGCATTGGTTTGTTGCATCGCTCAATGCGAATGCATTTGCTATGCGCATCCATCTCAGCAACTTCGGGTGCATCCATCTTGTCAACTTCGGGCGCATCCATCTTGACAACTTCCGCGGAGGCATCGAGCAGAATTCTCAGCCCACTCTCATCGAAAGTGAGCATCCTCAACCCACTCTCATCGAAAGTGAGCAGCATTGACGCATTCATCGTAGGTATGTCTAATCTACTATATTTTTAAAAAGTATTTCATTTTATTTTTTAAAAAGATAGGCACGTGTAGTACTACAGTGTCATAGACCATGTTACAAGGGTACCTTCAAGGAAGGTACCCTCAAGGAATTGAACGAGGGAACCGGCAATTGAGGAAACGTGTAGAGAACCACTGTGGGCTTTTTGCGGAACATCTCCGGAATCGTATAAAGCTCCGGTAGCCGGCAAAATACACAATTCCCATAACACGTTTCCTCAATAATTGGGATAACCAAGTATGTTGGGTAATAGGCTTGTGTAGCATATACTTCTGCAGCATGCATTCCAGCCATTATTCCCCGTATGTAGGGTGCCTGTATGTACTCAGGACTTTTCAGCCAGGGGTGCAAAAGAGACTTACGACCTTCGGATCTCTGTTTAAACCCTGTATCAAACCCACAAACATATTTATCGCGGGTCACACACATTTTATTGCTGTTAGTTTACTATATGTAAACTAAGTATTTCATTTTTTTTAATACATGACGTCATTTATCTACATCATAGAACCTATGATGTAGATATCACGTGTGGGATTCGAACCCACGAAGCATTACGCATCAGCTCTTAAGGCTGACCCATTTGACCACTCTGGTAACGTGATATACTATATACCTGTAGATAGTCTTTATATCTATTTCTAAATAGATATAAAGTAATCTTAAGATAGTATACTAATGGAGAATCAATTTAAAGATTTTGAGTACAAGCATATGCCTGATGTCATTCCACGAATGACACCAGTATTGCAACGCGTTTTTCCTAAAAAAGAAGTTATCCACGTCTCGTATATCTATTTGATACGTGAGCGTGAACATGTAGAGGCATGTCGCAATGTCTATAAGTTTGGCAGATGTTGTCAGTCGCCTGAGAATTATATTGACAGGTTGCGTCAATATAAAAAAGGTAGTGAAATTATTATGGTGATACAGTGCGACGATGCACATGCTGTTGAAAATAAAATACGTACACGATTTAAGGATGAGTTTTGTCAACACCGTGATGGACATGAGCATTATTATGGCGATGTTCATAAAATGATGCATATTATACTGGAGTATGTTATGAACTGCAAACCGTGCATGTAGGCTCTACCGTAAACTGTTGAACTTGATGTCTTGGTTTACGACGAAGATAATAGATACCGGTTTTAAGTCCTTGTTCCCATCCATAAAATAACATAGAGGTGAGTATTTTATAAGTAGGTTCTTCTACCCATAGATTCAAGCTTTGCGATTGACATATATAGGCGCCACGGTCACGGGACATATCAATCAGGTGTTTCATGGGTATTTCCCATACAATTTTATATTTATGACGTATAGATTCTGGGATGATGTCTATGTGTTGAATGCTTCCTTTGTTAGCAAGGATATTATTTTTCATTTCTTCATTCCATAACTTTAAAGACATTAACTCTCGAACAAGATAATGATTTACCATAAGAAATTCACCTGCAAGAGTTCTGCGACTATACACATTACTGGTGAGTGGTTCAAAACATTCATTGTTTCCTAAAATTTGAGAAGTGGAGGCGGTTGGCATGGGGGCTAACAACAACGAGTTTCGTGTGCCATAGGTATTGATTTCATATTGTAATTTTCCCCACGTATATTTTGAAGGGGTTACCTTCCATAAGTCAAATTGAAAAATACCTTTAGAAAGAAGTGAATAGTCAAAGGAAGAATAAGCACCTGGATGAAAGGATTCAAATAATTCTTGGGGTATAGGTCGCAACTCATGATACAATGCATTCGCGGGTTCTTTTAATATCAACTCTGGCTGATAGAACTCGTGCTTTTGAAATAGGGCATGTTCCTGTACTGAGGTATGCTCTAGTAGATTTATTATTTTTTTACATCTTTCTTTTGCAATCAGCATACTTTGTTCCATAGAAGCATAATACATGGTTTCAAAAATTGTACGGTTGATTTCAAGGGCTTCTTCGCTATGAAAGGCTACGTTCATTAAAATAAAACAATCTGCCAATCCTTGAACCCCAATTCCCATTGGACGATGTCGCATGTTGCTTCGTTTTGTTTTTTCAGTCGGATAATAATTAATATCTATGATACGATTCAAATTACGAACTAACGTTTGGGTAAGTTTGTACAATAGGTCATAATTAAACTTACCTTCTTGAACACATTTAGATAGAGAAATACTTGCTAAATTGCATACGGCAGTTTCATTTGGTCCACTGTACTCTATGATTTCAGTACATAGATTAGACGACTTAATGGTTCCAAGATTATTTTGATTGGACTTTCTATTTGCAGCATCTTTATACAAAATAGAGGGTGTGCCCGTTTCCATTTGGGCATCTAATATTTTAAACCACAAATCGCGGGCAGGTAGTTGCTTTTTATATTTATGTTCATCCTCATATTTTTTATACAATTCATGATAGGCATCGCCATATACATCTTGAAGATGAGGACATTCATGTGGACAAAACAATGACCATGTTTCATTGTTTTTAATACGCTCCATAAATAAATCAGGAACCCATAATCCATAAAACAAATCACGGGCACGGGCATTTTCATCTCCCGTATTTTTTTTCAACTCCAACCACCCTTCAATATCTGCATGGTCGGGTGATAGATAAATAGAAAAAGACCCATTTCTCTTACCTCCGCCTTGGTCAACGTACCTCGCGGTTTCATTGAAAACGCGTAACATAGGAATCACTCCATTGCTGGTTCCATTGGTCCCCTTGATGTAGCTACCCGTTGCCCTCACATTATGAATATGCAGACCAATTCCTCCCGCCCACTTTGAAATCTTAGCACAATCGCTCAAGGTATCATAGATACCTTCAATCGAGTCTTCTTGCATAGCAAGTAAGAAACAAGAGGACAATTGTTGACGCTTCATTCCGGCATTAAATAACGTAGGAGTTGCATGTGTAAACATTTTATTGGACATATAGTTATAGGTTTCACGCACTTTGTCTAAATCCGTACCGTGAATTGCAATGGAAACTCTCATCCACATATGCTGAGGACGTTCAAGAATGATTCCATCGCAGGATAAAAGATACGCACGTTCCAAGGTTTTAAATCCAAAAAAATCAATTTCATAATCTAGCGAAAAATCTAGCATATCTTGATAGGCACTTGCATGTAGACTTACCGTAGATACATAGGTTTCATCCATGAGTCCTTTGGCATGAAGTTTTAGTGTAATGTCAAGAAGAGATACGATGGTATTTTTATGATTGTTGGATATGACAACACGACTTGCCAAAATACCCATGTCTGGATACATGATAGATTGTGCAGCACATTCTTGTGCGGTAAGTTCATCTATTTTAGAAGTAGATATCTTATCGTATAACTGGTCAATGACACGGATGGCTAATTGCGAATAATTTACACTCAATTGAGGCTCTATGTTCTTTCCAAGATTTTTAATTCTAGAAAGTATTTTATCAAACGCCATCTGTTCCATGGTACCATCTCGTTTGGTTACATACATTTCGGTCTCCATAGGTCTATTAGCACAACCATTTTAAACCATTTACACTTATCTTTTATCAAAAAGTACTTTATCTCCTCCTAAAATACAAAGCCATGCCGCTACTATAATCCAGTGAAGTAAAATACATGGCAAGATAGAACCCGTGGATTGATATATTAGAGTACACGTAATTCCTATGATTAGTGCTAGTGCTAAAAAAACAGGATTGTAAAAACATGTATATTTTTTTGTAAAATAAGCAATCATAGGATGGTAGAGTATGAATCCTACAATAGCGACCGAACACCATAGGACACGTTGTGTGATAGGCATATCTTCAAATGGAGATGGTTGTGCCCATACTCTCCATGTTACTTCTTCTAAAATGCCTGGATAGACTAACGTTCGTAAGAGGTAATACATCCATTCACTGGATAAGGTTATCGTAAAGGTAATAAATTGAGTATAGACTGAAACTAGAATAGAAAGCAAAATACATACAACACTATAAATGAATGCTTCTAATTGTTTAGAGTTGGACAGTGGATGAAAATATTCCATATAGATTTAAAATAGATAGAAATATATATGAATTCAAAACAATTAGTAGCCTATGAATTTGAAATGATAAAAATGAATGATGGAATGTTCGATGAATCCGTAGATGCGACTTACATCATTCATTTAGTAAATAATGGTAGATATGAACATATCATGGAACAATTAACAAAATATCACCCAACAAGTACTGTGTATATAGTCATGAATAAAGGGTATAAGAATTCGGTTAAGCAACCGTTTATTACAAATTCATCTTTAGATTTGGTTGATGCATTTATAACCGTATTTAAACATGCTAAGAAATATAATAATATTTTAGTATTGGAGGATGATTTTATTTTTTCAGATGAAATTATGAAGCATCAACATAATGTGAATAAAACCATTCAACAGTTAGACACAAACTTTATGTATTTATTGGGATGTATTCCCTTTTTTCAAATTCCGTATAACCTATATAATTACAGAGTATTTTTATCGTTAGGCACACACGCAATTGTATACAGTAAAGAACATAGAAATAACACATTAAAATATGACCAAAAAAAAATAACAGATTGGGATTTTTACAGTAATCGAAATACAAATAGAATAATGTATTACACTCCATTATGCTATCAATTATTTCCAGATACAGAAAATTCAAAAATGTGGTGTAAAGATAAAGACCTCCTTGTTTATTATATGTGTATTTTTCTTCGGGGTATTTTTAAACTGTTAAAGTTAGATACAGCCGTTGAACCAGGGACATCTTTTTATTATGTCCTGTCAAAATGTGTACCAATCCTTTTATGTATTATAATCCTACTGATACTAAAAAGATGTTTCAGATGACTATAGAATTAAAATAGATATAAATATATATGAACACAAAAGAATATTGTTATTCTGGTATCATTTTATTGTGTGGATTGTATTTACTCACACAAGTATGTAAACAATATCCGACGGAATCTTTTATACCTATGAAGCGTGATGAGTTTTTAGTTTCTGAAATGTTTCCCGTTCGTATCCGTGAACTACATGTAAATTATGAAGCCTATAGAAAATATGTTCCACAAACTCCTCTTGCATCTTTTGAACAAATTACCAATAATTTTAGATATGTGAGTACACCTGAAGAAGGCTCAGCACTTGTTCCTGAGTTATCCGCATTTGCATTCTACGATAAGATTCGTGTATGATTTCTAGATTTAGGTAAACGGTGAGTCCACGCACCACTCTTGCGTTCCTCTACAATACGATTCCAAAAAACAGTTAGATGAGGTAAAAAGGTATAGAACCATGGTTTATTTCTTCGTATGAGAACACAGGATACTTGTTCTAATTTCCAATACACTGTAGTCAGCCATGTGCCGCAATCTAAACCTGCTTCCCACGTTTCAAATTCAGATTGGGTACAATTCCAAGGTGCATATTCATAATGATAGTGTTCATCTTTACAGTAATGTAAAATGATTCCTTTTTGCTGTCCCTGCTTGGTATGTTGAAATGTTCCGTCGGCTATAAAATCATCCCAACCATCATATTCTGTAAATTTGGTTTCTAAAAAATCACACGTATCCAGATTACATACTTCCATCTGTAATTGACATTGAATCCAATACTCTTCTTTAGGATTTCCAGTAATCTCTCTTGAAATTGGATTTTTAATTTCCAGCATACGCCCCATCAAAGGAGAGGTGGGCTCAATATTAATCCCATCTGGAGATGCTCCCAAATAGGGATAGGTATCGTGTACAATACAACCAAACGATTCTAAACGTGTATGATACGTAGACTCATAATAGATACACGACAACGGTTCATATTTTATACCCCAATGTAGAGACCCTTCGGTAGAATTGGAACTAAAGGACTTCATTTCGGCACATTTATCGCAAATCAATTCATTTTGCTTCGATACAGTTCCAAGAATTTTATAAGCAGCACTTGCCGTTATCAACCCATAACGATATTCATACCATTCGGGGGTTCGTTGCTCTGGCTGCGGCTTTCCTCGTATACATTCAAGTCTAGATAAGGCATCTTCTTGGCCTGGTGCATAAGGAGATACACGGCGGGGTATAATATATTCATCATAGAACTCCAATGCACGATAGATGACATCATACGTAATGTCATCTTTCTCAAATTGAACTGCCAATAATGCATAGACATCTTCTATAAGTGACTCTTCATAATCCTCATGATAAAACTCTAGAAGATGACTCTGAACCCATTCTTGAATGAGATGACTTGTCAGTTCCAAAAACTCCATACTATAGTAATTTATGAATCTACGTTTAAGTTGTATTTTTAATCGTTTTATTTTTGGGTGCAAGAGAATGCAGTGGTGATTCATTTTCTATCGTTCGTATCGTATATTTTTGGGTTTCTGTATGAAAAAGAAGATTGGGTATATCTAGAATCATACCCTTTTCTTTGTCATAGACAATATCTTTGGTCTTCTGAAGTAATTTACGACTCATTTTATCTTTTAACATGGATTTCAATCCTAGGATAACGGATACCGAAAGGTCTTGGGTTAGACCGATACGGTCAGAAAATTCATTTAACTTTTTAATTTTAGTAGATTTATCCAGTTTGTTCCAAGGAAGAGACGCAATACGGTCAGTATCGCGCTGAATAATTTCCTCCAAGGTTTCTGTATCATGTGTCATTTGATTCAAAAATATATGTTTGTATTTGAGTGATTTAAGTTCTTGTGCCATATACTATATATACAAGAACCATTTAAACCCTTTAACACTTAAAATGGGGCATCAAATAACGCAGGTGATTTGTCTAGACCATGGATGTTTCGTCTCGTGGTCGAATGATGTGTTCAACCCATTGCATGTTTTCCCAATTTGTTAGCGTAATCTCTTCTCCGTGCATGTAGTACAAAAGACTTGCCTCTCCATTCAACATCATACAACCTGTAGTTTTGTCATAAAATCCAATACTCTGCTGACATTTGGACGTGGTACAGAATACAGATAATGTACGTATATCACCCAGCTTGCATACTAATTCTTCGGGTAGCACAAGAGGTACACAATAGGTACTGCTATTTGTGAACTGTCGAATTAAGCGTGTACCTGGTATATTGGACATGTTTAACCTGTTTTTATATGAACATGGGTTATTCTTTTTATTCAATTTTTAAAATATTAGGTAATAATTTTTGTATAATAAAACCACAGGCCAATTCCAATCAGGCTTTTTGAGAAGACATCCAATCCGTTTAGCCAGATATTTTTGGTCTCTTCGTCAAAGAAATAAACAACGCCATACATGGTCCACGTCACCAAATAGAGTGTGTAAATTATATAATTGGGTAGACTGAATTTGGGTTTAATGTAATAGTAAAAGATGATGGCGTACATCATGAAAAATGCGGTAAAACTGATGATAGCTGAAAACACCTTGTCTTTGCTTTCGCCAATGTACCCGTAATATAACATGATGTAATTGAGAATAATTACAGGAATAATGCTAGTTATACGTACGGACGCCTTGATATTATAGGCTAGTGCAGCAGATAACACAATCAACATCATTGGTGTGGTAATCGACCAGTCCAAGTACCTAAGTTCTGTCAGTTCTTTCCAGACAATAGGCTTATTCGATTTTTCATAACCCTTAAGTTTTTCAATAAATAGATAATAAAAATATCCCGCTACAACAGAGATACTGGTCTCTAAGTTAAATATATGACGAATCATTGGACTATTTGTACGGAGTGCTTCAATAAAACAAATGGTTGCGGTTGTTAATAAAACGATATACGATATCATAAAGGATGTTTTGACGGATAGATTCATATATCTTAAAGATAGATTTAAAAATAGGTAAGCTATAACCATGGTAAGTTATCCTCTTTGTGAACAGGTGCATATATTTTGGCATAACCTTGAATGATACGAATGAGTTCTAAAGGTATATCTAAGTGAACAGTCAACATTACAATCAAACGATTGTAATTTTGAACACGAATGATGCTTTTAATGTTATCGTAACATTTTTGTAGATATACAGTATAATATCTGTCTTCATACCGAACTCTAGTGGTTTCATACAATTGCAGAACTTTTCTGTCTAAATCGGGAATAGTTCTCACAGGAAAACGTCTCTCAGGAAAACGTCTCTTAGGAATACGCTCCATATTATTTCAACCCATAGATTGAGTTTAATTTATTTCAATTTATTTATAACTTTGAAAGGCTGATATATGAATTACATCCTTCACTTTAGTGGTTTCATATAATTTAAACTCAGGACGTGTTAATTGTGCTTCTGGCGTATGTTTTGTCACGGTTCGTGAAATCATGGTATACAATTTAAAATTAGGATAGCGTTCTCTTCCTGCAGAGTCGTATAAAACAGAGTCTCCTTCATCATCTTTGCACCATTCTATAATTAGGGGTTTAAGTGGATTTTCATCCTCCATCAAATCGTACATAGAACATGCCAAACGACATAAATCGAAACTATAATGGGGTTCTACAATGGGAAGGGATTCGTCTAAGAAAGGCACCATGTTGTATTGAGTGGCTGCATCTCCATTGACATTGAAACTGTCCGAAACAAACCGCTGTCCATTGACGCGATATATGGCGCGTCCAAAATCAATTAATTTGTAGATTCTACCAAAGGTTGGGACTTTGTATTTGATGTCTTTATATTGATAATATAAAAATGCCTTTGTTGTAGAAATGTACATCACGTTGTTGGTGTGTAAATCATTGTGTGTAAAATCAAATATGTGCTCATAGACTAATAGTATCATGATGATTTGCATGAGTGCCGATTGTAATTCTACTGCAGGCATATCTTCCATCAATTCGTCTAAGGTAGACTCGCACGCTTCTAAGGCAATCAGTTGAATAGGAAACCGTTGAATCGACACTTCTAACTCCTCGTAGTCACTATCGGAATCTTTGGAACTAGATAGGGTATCTGTAGGTAGTTCATCCTCTAAACATACAATATTATCTAAAACAATATCATTCTCCATGAGAAGAGGTTGTTTGTATTTTCTGGAGTCACTTAAGTTGGGCATATCCTCACAAGTAAAGAGTACATTCCTATTTTTATGAAAAAAACTATTTTCATGTAAATATTCAAGGTCATCCTCTACATTGTAAACAAAGTTTTCTTTGATTCCTAAATAACTACCATAAAAATCTAATCCATGTATAAATCCTTGATGCAACAATCGGCTAGTTAAATAAGAGAAAAAACTATCTACATAGGATGAATTATTAGATTCAGATAGTTTAGCGAGAGAGTGCCCGTCTGAAGTAGGTAAAGTATAGTCATATTTTTCATATTCTCCTGATAAATATTTCAAAGGGTCAAGTAGGGGGGATAATTTAAAAAATACATCTACTTTCTTTTTATTCTTCCCTTGTAGAGTCCCTTCATAGATTGGATGCTCTCCTAAAGAAATAGAAGATAAGGTATACGCAGAATTAAGTTGACTATTCTTCCAAGAATCGGATGAAAAAAATCTTGTATAGAGTGGATTGTAACATTGCAATTGTTGTATTTGAACACATTCTTCAAGTTCTTTAAAGAGTGTTTCATTCAATGTAGACTGGATAGAAATATCAAGCATACTCATAAAGAACCCATAGAAATTCAAATCTTGAAACTAAACCCATTGAAGTATTTTATATGAGGTATTGTATGGAAGGACATTATTATTTATATGAAATCAAAACACACCAAATTCAACCACTTTATCAAAAAACATTAAACCATTATAAGGGCACTATTGCATTTGAAGGTTCTACTTGGGCGTCTACTGCAATTGGAATTGCTGCTATGATTTTAGGAGCTACACCTGTTGGACTACCTTTACTAATTGCAAGTGGAATTGCTTCTATACCCGCTCTTCTTATTTTTGGATATGAATATGCTCAACTCAATCATCTTAAAGATGCCCCTGAACATCAGTTGCTTATTATATTAGAAAAGAAAAAAACAGGGATGACTGCTAAATATTTTTGCGACTTGGATAGCTCAGACGTCGTATTACACCGTGTACATAAAGGCATCCATATTGAACCTGTTGAAGTAGACGACAAAAAATATCTTCGGTTTTCTCAAAAAACATATACTGCAGGTCCCGCTATTGCAGATGTACTCCTTCAACGTGAACCAGTTGATTTAGGAGACACCTTTGAAGATAAGTTGCAACCAGGATTCAAAGGATTATTTCGTATTAAAACTAAAAAGTTCAGTGTTGCTGATAAAATTAACAGTGTGAATAAGGACGGAGATATTCAAATTAAAGTTAGTGCGTATACTAAAAAAGGTGGGAAAAGAAATAAAACTAGACGGCGTAGATAATACAGACAAATACCTTATTTTTAATCTTGTTTACTGTATGACATTAGAATTGAAAAAATTTGATATGCGACACATCACGTTTAAACCTCATGAAAATAAGGGTCCTGTGATTGTATTAATTGGTAGGCGTGATACTGGTAAAAGTTTTTTAGTTAGAGATTTATTGTTTTATCAGCAAGACATTCCTATTGGAACAGTTATATCTGGAACAGAAGATGGTAATGGATTTTATAAAACGCATGTACCTAAATTATTTATTCACAGTGAATACAATAGTGCTATCATTGAGAATATTTTAAAAAGACAAAAAACATGTTTAAAACAGATGTTAAAAGAAGTAGAAACATATAAAAAGTCCAGCATTGACCCACGTACCTTTGTCATTTTAGATGATTGCTTGTATGATGCAGGATGGACCAAAGATAAGTTGATGCGATTGCTATTCATGAATGGGCGTCATTGGAAAATCATGTTGGTGATTACCATGCAATATCCATTAGGTATTCCTCCTAATTTAAGAACAAACATTGATTATGTATTTATTCTTCGTGAACCTTACATTGCAAATCGTAAACGTATTTATGAAAATTATGCGGGTATGTTCCCTACCTTTGAATCGTTTTGTCAAGTCATGGACCAATGTACAGAAAACTATGAGTGTTTAGTCATCAATAATAATTCTAAAAGCAACAAACTTACTGACCAAATCTTCTGGTATAAAGCAGAAGCCCATAGTAATTTTAAATTAGGGTCTAAAGAGTTTTGGGAACTATCCAAAGACATTCAGTCAGACGATGAAGATGATGTCTACGACCCTGACAATACAAGGAAGAAGAGTATTCAGAAAATTAATGTAAAAAAAGGAGGTAGATGGTAAATAATATTGTTCTATACTATGAAGACGTCTCAACCTATTTACTGTTCCTCCTCTTATAGCCAACGACTACGGCAAAAAACAATTGCCGCCATTGAGAAAAAAAAGGAAACAGCCCTTGGAATCAATGCAGTTATACACGGGTGTAACTTAGTAAGTTTATCTGGTAAATTTGTACATACTACACCATGTACTCCAAAAGATTGTACACATGTTAAATCACAGGTGTATCGTTCCTATAGAGACCGCATGGACAGGGTATTTGGTTGCAACTTATGCTGTAAGCACTCACCAGCTTAGGACTGAATTGTGTGATTTACCTTATCAATCAAAATGTCAAGACGTGCACAGGTTTGGGTGCAGGTGGCATAGGTTTCTTTTAAGTTCTGCAATCCAACAATTGATTTCTTTAAATATTCATGTATATTGAAAGAAGTGCTTGAACAATGGATAGCTGCATCAATGACCGTATTGATTTTACGTATGGTTTCATGTCGGCTATCTTGCCGGTTCCATCTGCGAATGGCTTGTGGAACAATAGAACGTGTTTCTATGTTGAGATAGTTACCGCGGGTAACTAATTTTTGATGTTTTTCAAGTGTTTCTAATACTTTTAAGTTGACAACAATTTCTTCAATGTCCATATCTTTACCGCATATTATTAATACCGTTTTGAAGCAAGAAGGCTGACATAAGCACCATTGTTAGAACCACCAAAACTAATGTCGTTGTAGTTTTTATTCTTATTCGCAAGACGCTTGTATTTGGTGTAGACGGATGAATCATAGACGTAATGTTGGTTTCCAGATGCACCGTTTCCTGGCTGTACGCCTCCACCTTGGCTGGCACCACGTGTATTTTTATATTTTCCAATACCAACCGACCCTTTTACTTGATTTGAACCACCAGGCATGTATTGGCGGGAATACAAGTCGCCTGCATTCATTGCAATACGAAAGGGGGTTTGTGCCCAGCGTGCAGTAGGACCTGTAGGGTCGTTTATATTCTGCCCCGTCATGACATAGATGTCATTGAAGGTAGAGGATGCAGGAAATACACGACGTAGTACTTCGCGGTCTAATGGGATTTGACTGGCTTCACTAAAAGGGGCAACGCTAGAATTGCCCTGCTGGGTGCTATTGGTAACGGGGGGTGAGATGCCTGGGAACCCGCCAGGTTGGGCTCCGCGACTTCCAGGATAGGAACCAGGATAAGCAACATAGTTGGAAACTCCTCCTAAAGAAACTGCATTGAAAGGACCAGGTTTTCCAAAGAACATGGGAATGTATTTTGCAGTGCTATACGCTGGGATACTCATATTATAGTAATGAGATTAAAAAAATGATAGAATCCATATACCATGACATTGGTTTTACTGAACAGGATACAATGGTATCTTGTCCCTTAATGGCGGGTTCATGTAGTAAAATAGGTATTTATGGATGAAAAATATATGTTTTTATCTATGTCTATATTATAATGTATAGAAGTAAAAGCATCAGTGTTAAAAGTATGATTCGATTTGTAGCCTTCATGACTATTTTAACGTTAGGTATATTGATTGTTGTTGCATTGATTCGGAAAGAAGGGTTTACTTCATCCTCACCTTCTGAAGTAAAATCTGCCGTTGATGCGGGGAATGTACTTGTATGGTTTTATTTTCCAGGATGCGGACATTGCGAAGCCATGGATTCTGAATGGGATAAGTTAGTTGCTATGAAACACGACTACGCCACTTTAGCAATAGATGGTTCAAAGACGGATGTTGTTACAGAAGAACTTAAAAAGCAAGCCAACGTAACGGCATATCCAAGTATTGTATTTTTTCAAAAGGGTGGTCAACGTTCCGATTATAGCCAGACGGATAGAACCGCCCTTACAATGGATGCATTTGCTTCAGCTCTTTCTAAAAATCAATAGATAAGCATCTTCTGAGATAGGTTGATTGACTTCATGTACATTTAAATCGTCGTAATGTTTCCAAGAGGGGTCTTTTACCATAGACGTATAATGTCCTGAGTGGCACGACCCATGATGATACACAACTCCAATTAATGTATACTTGTCAAATTGTAATGGAATAGAAATGTGTTTATTGTCCTTGGTTTGATTGTTACGAAAGCGTTTCAATACAATACACAAATAATAGGGAAGTGTGGTGAACTGTAGTTGTTTTGATACCTTTATATGTTTTCCAGTAGTTTCTTGAAACCATGGTTCTTCTAGTTGTTCCATGGACGTATACTGCTGTAGACATTCTTCTAACGAATTACCCATCAATGGTAGTTCAATCATAAAAAATGGCTGTTGAACCGTAGATACCACAACACCTTCGTGCCATAAGATAGAGGTAACTACGCCATAAAACAATGGGGTAGGTATTGTATATGCTGCGTGAAAACATTCAATAAGAAATTGCAAACATTCACTTGCATCTTGTTGTCCTGGAAAAAAGGAAACACGCTTTTTATGTAAGGCTGTCTTATGCAAGGCGTGTATGAATCCGCGAGGACATACTGCCTCCTGTTGTGCCATCACATATAATTTACGATACTCTTCTACAATAAATAGGTCAATGGTAGTAGGTGTACACGGTTGCAAAAGTTCATTCCATACCTTCAATGAAAACAACACTTGTAAAATAGAATTGAGAAAACATGTATTCCCTAGATTCTGTAGTCCTCCCATAAATATTTTGATAGATTCTATTTAAGTGTTAGACTACGAAGTAAAGAAATCCCAGGTAAATCATTCAGTGCATCTTTGTGATATACTGAACGTTTAAATACCTCTAGAATGTTTAAACGATTTATACTACACCATATCAAATATACAATAAATAATCCAAAGGTAAACTGCACATCTTGTGCGCGTATAGTATCTTTACGAATAGTATATAAAGGAATTGCTTTAAGCAATAGGAACATGATTATAAAATAAATAGTATTTATACCTACCTTATAGATAACGAATAACATAAACATATTCTCAAGAAGTCCAAGAAGAATGGCAAACTTGGGGCTAAAGGAGGTTAGATTGAACATGTAAAAAATATACCATAGAAATATCCAATAACTAAATATAAAATCAGGACGTATCATACGTTAGGTTTACATTTTTAGGTTTACAGCTTTCCAGATAGGTAAGAAATTCACTGTAAGGAACCTCTTCAATTCTAGAAATCAATGCCATTAAATCTTCATGACGAATGTATGGGGCAACAAGATAAGCATCGTCAATGACCCAAGGCACTGAACCATACGTTCGCATGTTTCTAAACAGTACTCTTGTAGGCTCCATGTTATACAACGTATATGAAATAAAGGTGTATTTCAATTTTATTAGATGATACATGATTCAAATGGACGGGTTTGAACCATCTGTAGATGCAATTCTAAATCTAGAGGGTCTCTAAACCAACTGTATAGTAATAAGTAGCGGTTGGAAGATGCATCCATCCATACAATAAACTCAAGAATATCGTAGTCTTCGTAGAGTTGGATACGATGAATCTCATACTCGTCTTCTGTGGCTTCGGGGTCTATGTCCCAATAACATGCGTATTCACATTCTTGTATAGCTTCACGAAGTCCATATATCATTTTATCTATGGATACATAAAAAGGTGTATCCATATATTCTCACAATAAAAATTGATTTAATAGTATCTCACGTAAATTATACAAATGCATCCTGAAGTTCGTCTTTTTGATTTTAACATTCCACAGGAAGATGGATTTACCATTCAGATGTTTGGGATAAATGAACGCGGCGAAACCTATTCTATATGCATACCTGACTATAAGCCATGCTTTTATTGTAAAGTGTCTTCAAGTTTTAGTAAAAC